GTGCAGGGCTGCTAGTCGGCTCAGGGCTGCTAGTCGGCTCAGGGCTGCTAGTCGGCTCAGGGCTGCTAGTCGGCTCAGGGCTGCTAGTCGGCTCAGGGCTGCTAGTCGGCTCAGGGCTTCCAGTCGGCTCAGGGCTGCTAGTCGGCTCAGGCGTAGTCTCAGGTGTGGGATTTCCTGAAAATTGATTCTTTTTATTATCAAAATTTGGAGGCGTTTGACTTACTACTGTAGTTGCGCCATTACTGGTTATGTAGCTATATTCATAATGTGTTTTTCCAGTTTCTGGATCGTATACAATATCATATCCTGTAACATTTCCGTCAGCATCAGTTAAAGCTACCCTAGTTGAAAAAGTTGGAACATCCAAAGACCCATCTTTGTTATAATTAATTTTAATACCAACATTTGAAACATCAGCCCCTTCTGGAACTCCATTTTTTAATATTGCAGAGTTAATTTTATCTGCTGCTGTTTGGAATCTGCTGTCAGTTTGATCATTAATTCCTATTTGGGAAAATCTTGCATTTGGCCCGCCGGAACTGCCTCTTCCTCCACCAGCATCTGTAACCACACCATTGTCTGTAGACGCGGTTTGGGTCGAATCAGAACCAGTCATAGTTGTAACTGACGGCTTCAAAGTGGCTAATGTTTTATTAGCATCATCCAAAGCTGTAGTTTCTAATTTGCTGGTTAAAGCACCAGCGTTCTGCGCCGCTGCGATTTCATACCGATCAACATTTTTGCTTACATCATCCACATAGCCTTGCAGCTTGGTTCCCGTATCGTTAACTTGAGAGGCAAGTTGATTTGCTTTTTCATACATTGAATTGTAAGTTGCAGAATCAGCAGTATAACTTTGCGTCAAAGAATCAATTTGTTGCTTTAAATCTGGTAAATTTTTAGCTTTTTCAGATGCATCTGTTAAAGTGGCAGCTTTCTGCTCAAGCAATTTTTCGTAATCTGCAGGTTGAGCATCATTCCAATGCGTAACTCCAGAAGTATTATTTAAAGAATTCTGATATGCTTGATAAGTGTTATTATAATCAGACACTGCATTATTAACATAATCTTCAACTCCCTTAGCCTGAGTGGTTAAAGAAGATATTTGATCATATTTAGATTTAATATTTGTTTGATAAAAGGAATTTAAATTATCTTTAGCAGTGTTAAATTCAGATTGCAGGTTTTGGTAGGTAGATGAAGTTTGTTTAATGTTATCTACGCCTGATTTAATTGCAAACGTCAATGAGGTTTGCAACACTGAATTAGTAATTGCAGATCCAAAGTCTTTACCGTTTAGGATTGCATTTGTTGCAGATGCAATAGAGTTTTGGACCAATTGTGCTGGAAGTTTGCTGGTATCAGTGAATCCCATTTGCTTGGCCAAAGAGGTAGACACATAGCTGCTGATTCCAGCGTTAGCTGCGGAAGCCAGAACATCAGTAAAGTTCTTACCCTGCAGCGCAGCCACGGCCGCATTGCCTGAAGCGCTGGTCACAACTTGCGTCAGAGTTTGCTTGAGGGCTGGGCTCAAGTTGGCAGCAAAGTCAGAAGACTGAAATGTTGTTCCTGCCTTGCTACCAATTTCGCTACTTAAATAGGAGGTTGCCATGCTTGTGGCGATTTGCTGAATGTTGCCTCCATTCAATGCCGATACGGCGGCGCTGGACACCATAGGCGGAACTCCGGCTGCCGTCAGGGCAATCGTTTCAATCGTAGGCAATGGATTTTTGGCAATTGCCGTCAATGTGGAACTGATGCCCAAGCCGCTGTCAAGCTTGGCCAGCGCTGCATTGACGTCATGGTTCAGGTCAGCAAGGCCAGCACTAGCTTGACCAACAATATCATACTGGGGGTCTTTTGCAAAACACATTACAGCAGCACCTCTATTACTGAACCGGAAGAGGATGGAAACACTTTATGTTTCCATCCTGCTCGATCTACTAGGCGAATTAATGCGGGGCGTTTTGTTGTAAAAAATAATTTAGTAAAGCCAGATTTTTGCATGGCTTGTCCAAACTCTTTCATGCTATCTATTAATTTTTCAACAGAATCTACGGTATGCATCCCAACCATAGCTGTATGGTCTTGATTGTTAATAATTATAAACAAACTATTATTAGCCCTAAGAAGTCGGCAATTAGGGTTTTGCAACATAATGTTAAGTTTTGCATACATGTATTTCCAATTTACATTGGGGTTTGTGCGCTCAACATCAGTTTTTAATATATATTGAGGAGTCATACGTTGCATATTTACCCCTTGAATGCATTGTTGAAAGCAAAAGCCCAATCCTGCCACTCGCTAAAGTAACGGCTGTCAGGAATTCCGGGAAAACGCCCAATGCCAGACATTGCATCAACCCAGCTTTGCCATTGTGCCTCTGGAACGGTTCCTAGCTGGTTGGCCGCATAGGTTTCGGACATAAAGGCGCACCATTGGTCCCAAGTCATGCCACGTGGATCGAAGATGGCCGTCATGGATTGCCTGTCGAGCGAGAATCGCCGGTGGTCACCGAGAGCAGGACTTTGCCCAGCTCATAATTGCCACCGAACGTGTTGGACTCAAAGTGCAGGCGCATTTCGCGCCTCTGTTCCCGCATGTCAACCTTCAAGGTGCTTGGGACAAACGAGTATGGATCAGACGGCTGATCCGTATCGTCAGCATAGCCTTTTCCGTTGATGGTCAAGGTCATGGTGCCGCTTTGAATAAAATCAGGCTCCATGCGTTCAAGGCGGGTCCACACATTTGCTCCGGGCTGAGTGTTGGATCCAACCAATCCTCCTAGCGGTCCAATGGATGAGGTTTCAAAATAGCTTTGGATTGCGTCCACAGTTGTCAGGTATACCTGATCGGTGCCGGACTCATGTTGCCAAATGGTGTACGTTGTGACCGTCATCACTTCTGAAGAAACACTCAAAGCCGTGCTAATGGTATAGGTGCCAAGCTGCCCTGAGGACAATGTCCCAACGGCGGTAATATATGTGTTGGCTGGAATATTTTTTCCATTGATAAGTTGGCCAACAGCCAAGGTTCCATATTGAACGGCAGTCACCGTCATGGTCGTGCTGCTGATGCTGGCAGTAAAGGAAACGGTAGTCAATGGCGTGTTGTCTGCCCACAAAGGCTTTGGAAACACTTCAGAGAACACGCCTGAACTTCTACGAGCACCTAATGCTTGACCAGCGTCATACCATGTTTTTTCACGTACGTTGTAGATGATTGCATCATTGCACTCAGTGGAGCTACCTCGCGGATAAAACCACCAAATTTCACCCCACCGGGGAACTTTAGTGACCCAAACTTTTTGACGTTGAACAAAGTTGATGTTGTCAAAAAAATAATTTTGGTTCAGCGTGTTTGGTATTTCTTGCACAGCGCCGTTGTAGAACATGAATCGATCTACTCCGCACCAGTAATAAAGGCCATCGTACTCAATAACGCAAGATGAAGACATGATGGACGTTTGGCTGCTGATCAGGTCATAATTCCAATAGAACGTAATTCCGCTTACCACTGATGGTGCATAGGATACGCGGACCAGTGCATCAAGGGACCAAAATAAGCCGCTGGGCGACGATGAGCCTCCGCGCAACGGTAAACCCTTGACGATCTTGCTAGTAGCCACATTGCTGGCATTTGCAATGGGTGAAGTCCAATCTTGGAAGTTGGCCGACCCGGTGTTCTGAATCAGTCCATTGTTTCCGTACACAAACAGGTATGGGTGAATCATTACACAACCGCCGCTAACGGCAATGTTGTTGTCAAACGTGACCGTAATGTTTGACCCGGTCGTCATGGTCAGAGAAGAAACGACCGCCGTGGTAGCGCCTCCTCCCATCGATACAGGAGAGCCAGAGGTACCAACGGTCTGAGAAAGGTTGACGGTATAGGTGCCCACGCCGCCAATGCCCGAACCGTAGGCGGTTATGCTCGTTCCGACCGTTACCGTAACGCCAGATCCTCCAATGATGCTTTGGCCAATTGCAATGGCTCCAACGGTTACGGCGGTCACGGTCAATGTAGTGCCAGAAATGTATCCGGTAAAGCTGGCGCTGGCCACTACATTCACAGACGCAACGGTTGTGCCAGAAGTGATGCCAGTACCACTCATGGTCTGGCCGGGATAGATCAATGAATTGGCTCCGTTAATGATCGCCGAAAAACCATTGAGTTGCGCCACAGCGGTAAAGACGCCAACCTTGGACATTGACAATGATCCAGAAGAGCCCGGAAATGCCCCATACAGAACAGGGGTGTTGGTGATCGAGTCAATTGCCGACAGGTTTTGTCCGGGATGTGCCACCAATGTGTTGGACCCGCTGCCGCTGGTGTTGTAGCCAATGTCAAACTGCCACAGGTTGTTGGTGCTGGCGGTAAAGTTACTCAAAGAATAACGATATGGACCAGCGCCTACTCCGTCGTCATTGTCAGTAACCCATTGCTCCAATCCATTGGCGTTTCCTGAAACTACATAGTTCAGGCCATCAGATGATGTCATCTGCATGCCACGTGAAATTCCAGTGGCATTCAAAAATACTCCCTTGTAGCCGCCAATTTTTCTTGGCCGGTTGCGTTGAAAGCGCACCCATTTTCCATCCACACAGACGTTGGAGTCAAAAGCTGTACCGTCCCGCTGGATTCCACCGGGAAAGTTAAGGGCCAGTACTTTGCTGGTCAAAATGCACCCCCGCCGATGCCTTGTAATACCACCAGCCCAGTTGGGCCTAAAGATCCAGCAGTTGCACCGTTCACCGCAAGGCCAATCGTGTTGGTTCCACCAGAGTAAAAACCAGTTGTTGTGTTGCCGGTAAAGTTAATGGAAGGATTTGCTGCTGATCCTGCCGATGCAGTAAAAATACCGGAACTTGCCGTGTTGCTGGTGGTACTAAACACATTAGTTCCGTCGCAAATGCAAAATGCTGTAGCTCCGTTTGCCACCGCCACTGTGCTTGCGCTACCTCCAGCGGCAGTTTTAAAAGTCAGCGTATACGCGTTCGTCGACGTATTGTTCTGAAAAGAATAAAGTTGGACCGTTGATGGAACTGTAACAGTGGTGTTTTGAGTGATGGTCCCAGTGTATTCTTGAATGGTGTTAGCGCCTTCAGCGGACGTCAACGTAATATTGGCGGACGCTCCAGTCACACTTTTTACCAATTGGGTGTAGGGAAACGCATTTGATCTTCCATATGCATAGGTGTTGTAACCAGCGGTTCCAACTGTGCTAGAACCATTTGCAACCAGTACCAAAGATTCAGTCAACTGCAACTGCTGCTGACTGTTTCCGTCAATGACGTCTGTGCCTGACGGGTTGATCGTTAAAATTCCGGTTCCATTGTTTCGAACAATGATGAACCAATTGTTTCCTACCGTCGAAGAAGATGGCAAGGTAAAAGTTCCAACACCACCTGACCATACAAAAAATTTAGCACGATCATTAACTTGAACACTGTATGGTGAAGATGTCAGAATATTGATGTTGTATGCCTGATTTAACGTCAATCCTTGCGCTACCAAACCTGATCCAGCCAAAGCCGAAGCATTGGCAGACGAAGTGCCAGCGCCAAAGACAAAAGAAGACCATGTACCATTGGTTGTGGTGTTATCAGTCAGAAAAATATATTCCGCTATGCCGGATGCAATCGTGACGATCGTATTGCCGGAGTTATCGGATACAGTAAATGGATTGAATCCAATATTGCGAATCAGAACAGATTGGCCAGTAGATACCTGAAATGCTGGAGGAAGCTCAAGCAACCATCCGGTAGTTCCATTTGCTGTTGCCGTAACATCAATGATGCCGCTGACTGGCGTAGAGGTGTTACCGTTAATTGGCCATTGCAGCGCGGTATTTGCGGTTAAGTTTAAAGCCTCATAACTTACGGTACTCGGGTAAATTGTTTGGCCGGTAAACGGGTTGGTATAGGTCGTCATGTTAAGAGTCCTGTGCAACAGTAGAGCGGTCACCCATGCGCAATGTATCTTCAACTTTCAGGGCATTCAAAGCCTCGGTAAAGAGTTGGGCCCAAACAGCAATCCGGCTGTCGTCCTTTAGAAACGATGCGGTTTGCTTCAATGTCCCGAACAGCATGGCATTGGGAGCGTTTTGTGTCAACCAATTGGTTTGGTTGTCGGATGCCAATGGTTGCAACCGGGTGTAGACCAACACTTCAAATGGGTATGCTTGATCTGGGGTGGGGGCAAAGTACCAATGCTCGTAATCGTAATCGGCGTAATATAGAGGGATGCCCGTGTCGGTGGCGCTGGCGGCATACGTGTTCAAATATTCCAGCTTACGCAAGAACACAGGTTGCTTGACGCCATTGACCGCAATGGTCATGGAGACCGTCTTGCGCCAGCGTGAAGGTTTGGCCACTACGGCGTTGCCTGCAGTTAAGGTTGAATCCACCACTTGCAACTGGCCCAGAGTCTTGATCTCTTGCGCAATCTCAAATTCCGCCAGCATGATTGCCGTTGGGATGAAATTCACCACAGCGGTATCGCTGCGCTCCAAGTACTGGAGCACCGTTGTAGTAAGACTGTCGTAAGTAAGGACGGCGGCGGGTGTGGTCATTTGTCAGCCTTTGCATCGAGCTTGTCAAAGATCTGCTTACAGATTGACTTCAGCTCATCGATGTCACGGTGGTAGTCGTTCTTGGTGACGTATTCTTTCTGCATGTTGCGTATTTCAACATCCAGTCGGTCAAGGGATCGGGTAATGCTGTTAAGTACCCACCCACCAAAGAATGCCACCAGCCCGACAGCAATGTTAAAAAGTTGCTGCATTTCCATGATTTTCCTCGGATTTTTGCTGTGGACATTGTACTTGGATCAGCCCAAAACGCGAAGCACGCTTTGGATTTTGGCAATGCGTTCTTCCAAGCCAATGGTTCCGCCATTGATGCGCTTGGTCATCGTCGTGTAGTCCTGAGAGTCAGCAAATTGGTTCAAACCATGAGTAGACCAAAACCATCCTGCGGTCATTGCCGCATATTGGGGCGTGGCGACCAGATCAGGTTGCATAACAAAATCCATGCCGCAAGCCCCGCCTGCATGAAAATAATTAGCATGACCAGTAAGCTGAATGCAGCCCCTGCCGCGAAAACGATAACCGTCGCCAGAGGCTTCATCACGATTGCCCATACGATCAGCATAAACTTTGTTAGCAATTTTTTGAGGATTTTTAGCATACTGATTGGCAATCTCAATGGTGGGGAAGCGCTTTGACCATAGACGCATGAGCGCCTCAGCCTTGTAGTTTAGGTTTTCTTCAAGGGTTCGGAAGTTGTTGCATTCGTGGCTGCACTGCCCAATGAAGCTGGCCTGACGCGCAGGGGTATCAATGCCAAACTTGTCAAACGTGGCATTTAGGGCGGTATCCCATCCTTGTGGGATGCCCATGGCTTGGCATTGTTCAGGGCTTAGCATTGAGTTGCTCCCTCACTTGGTTGTAGGCATCAACGCAGGCTGCGTGCTTTCGGATGGCTGCGTCTCCGTCGGCTGTGATGGAGACAAGATCTTGAGCAGTCGATTTGTCAAGTTCGGCTCGGACTTGTCCGCTATCTCCGCTGGCAGAGGCGGAACTTGCGGGGGCTTGTACACAACTTTCGGTGGTAACAGGGATTGACAGCCGCAAAGAGCCAGAGCTAAGAGCAGACTTGAGCTTTTCAATTTTTTTGTCAGCATGTTTTTGCGCCTTTCGTAGTTCAGTTGCTTGATCGTTTAATTTTCCAGTCAGAATAGATTCGGTTTGACGAGACTTTTCATTTGCCTTTGCCACTTCCATTTCCATTTCCAATTTCGCTTGCTCATATCCCACATGGTGTTCGTACCATCCAAACAAACCAGCTAAACCAAACGCCGCTAAGATAATCCAAGGGTTAATCATCTTTTGCCTCCGCACGAGCCATAGCCAAGATTTCACGCTCCTCGTCCGACTCCAGATGATGAGGAGGGGTTGTGGGTGGTGGGGGTGGCGTCCAAGACTGATCCAAAGGCGGATTGTTGAACACAGGCATACCGCCAAAGGGCGCAGGGGCCATATTTTGGGGCTGGAATCCATAGGGTGATGGGTAGGGTGCCTGTGGGTAAGATGCCTGTGGATAGCACGGTGGCATGGGAGGTGGTGCCATACGCTGTGCGGCTTGACTGACGGCACGCTTGCCTACCACCCCACCAATGCCGCCCACAATGAGCAAAACGATGTCATTGAGCATCTTGGTGTAGGCTTGGTCAATGGGAGCCATGCTCTTGATTGGCTGCACCACAAAGGTGACCGAGTACAACAGCGACGCCACGATCCCGAACAGGATCAGCGTGATAGCAAAGACCGTGACCGCCCAGACACGGACTTCAATCTCTTCAGCGGTCAGTTTTTGGTTGTCCAATTTTTTTCTCCAAAACAGGTGCTACCAAATAATCGGGACATGTTTGATCAAACTCACATCTAGGTCTTGAGCATGAAGGTGTCTCAAAATTATCTGGGTTTTGGCACTGGTAGCGATAGCTGTCCTTGCAGCTCACTACACCCAATGCAACAAACAAGACAAGGAGCGCGGCTTTCATGTCATGCCTTCATAAATGCAACGTATTCCATGGTACCCCATGCGACTACAGTAATTAAAAGCGCAGCCAAAGCAATTAGGGCAACCAACTCAACAGCTTCTTGGATCTCTTTTTTGCGTTTAGCCTTGATCTTTTTTTCGGCAATTTCTTTGGCTTGGTTATCCGCGATGATGCGGTTGCGTTCACGCAAAAAGTCCATCCACAAGTTGGTCTTGCCGCGACGGATGAAGGACATCTTGATCTCATCCTCCACCTGCTGCATTTCTTCAGCAAGCTGAATAAACTGCATGGCTTGGGAGTTAACAGATTGAAAAGGCTTCTTTGTGGGATTGGCCTTTTCCTTCATGACAGCGTCCTTGACATCAAAAAATTGATGCCAAAGATCGGATGCATCTTTGCCTAACGCAATGGCTTGTTTGACCCCGGCTATTGTGGCCTTGGCGGTCGCAATGAGTGTGATGGGATCAATCATGGTTAGCCCTTAGGAAATGCGGTACATAATGAAAGTGTTAGCGGCGGTGCGACGAATCCGAAAACGAGCTGAAGAACCCGTGGCAATAGTCAATGAACCTAAACTTGTTACGCCCGTGTTAACTGCCATCGTAATGGTGCCAGAGGCCGTGTTAATCACCGAAAAGTCAAACCCAATATCAACCTTTGACCATCCAATCAACGTCTCCAAAGTGGTGCCCAACGGCATTGTTAACGTATAGGTGGTACCCGTTGTGTTGATAATTTGTGCCTGCAAGTTGGCATTAGTCAACGTAGAGGCCGCGCTGATTGCTGCAGGCGCTGGTGCATAAACCACCATAGCACCAGTTTGGGACTGGACGTTACCTGAAGAGTCAATAACCTGACGAACTACGCCAGCGCCATCGCTTATAACGATCCAATTACTTCCAGTAGCGGATATTGGGGCAAGATTTCCGCTATAACCCCCGATAACTACATTGTTAGATCCAGTAGTGATAGCCGAACCAGCATTGTATCCTAAAACAACATTGGTACTTCCGCTGGTGTATGTGTTGAGAGCGTTGTATCCTATGGCTGTATTATTACTTCCACTGCTACCTGTGGCACCATTTGCTGAACCTGTACCTACGGCAGTGTTGTTATCACCTGAGGAGCAAAGCTGCATCGACCCACTACCGATCGCAACATTATTTGCCCCAGCTGCATTATTGTACAAAGAATTTGTACCTAAAGCAGAGTTATCTGTCCCAGTGTCACACCCTTGCATCGAACTGGCACCAACAGAGACGTTGTTGGAGGCAGTTGAGTAAGTTAGCAAAGCCTGATACCCTACAGCAACATTACTTTCTCCTGTTGTGGTTGGAAGCGAACCATTTGCGGCAGCATAACCAACAGCGGTGTTGTAATCTCCGCCATCGTTGTACTCTAAAGCAGAATCACCTATCGCGGTGTTGTAACTATCATGCTGACTATAAAGTAATGTTGAATTTCCACATGCGGTATTATTTGTACCATTGATCGTGGACTCTAAAGCATTTATTCCAACAGCTGTATTGTAATTTCCATTTACGTTGTTACTTAAAGCGCTATAGCCAATAGCCGAATTACTAAATCCAGTAGTATTTGAATAAAGTGCAGCATCTCCTACAGCCGTATTGCCAGATACAGATCCACTGCCAAGGCCAATAGTCAAATAATTAATAGACGCATCGTTGGTAGAACTTAGTGTAGTAAACGCACCTGATTTGGGCGTTGTGGCACCCACAGTACCGTTGATATTGAAGTTGGTAGCCGTTCCAGTAATGTTTGTACCGACGAGTGCAGAAGGGGTGCCCAATGCAGGGGTTACCAGCGTAGGAGATGTTGAAAGTACAACAGAACCAGTTCCCACACTTGTCGTTGTTCCTGTACCTCCGTTAGCGACAGGCAGCGTACCCGTCACACCGGTGGTTAAAGGCAGTCCTGTGGCGTTTGTAAGCGTTGCAGAGGACGGTGTACCTAGCGCAGGGGTTACCAGCGTGGGAGATGTAGACAATACGGTATTTCCTGTACCCGTACTTGTTGTTGTACCCGTACCGCCATTGGCGACTGCCAATTTCCCCGCAAGTGTGATTGCACCTGTTGTCGTGGTGCTTGGCGTTAATCCTGTTGTTCCTCCGCTGAACGACGTAACGCCGCCTCCTATAGCGGCGCTTGAGGCAAGCAGGGTGACCACACCGCTGCTGTTTTTGAAGTACAGCTTGCCGTCGGCATAGTTCAATGCCAACTCAGCGCCTGCTGTACTACTAGTCAGGTTTGTAGCATTTGGCACATTTGATGCCGTGCCGCTGGCGTAGATCAGTATGGGGGTAAAACCGCTTTGTGCCATTCTTGGCTCCTAAAACAATAAAAAGAAGTTGCCGGTTGATGTTGCAACATTGGTCACAGTGTAAGTGAGGACAACAAGACCTTGGCCCCCAAAAGCATAGTATGGATTGTATGCAGCACCACCACCACCGCCATAAGCCCCACCATTACCGCCAGTGCCAGCTACTGATGATGTACATCCAGCACCACCACCACCGCCGCCTGTTCCGTATGTTGTGCTAGTTCCAGAGTCAGTCCAAATTACGGATGAACCACCAGCAGCGCCCGCGATATAGGCAAGGGTAGCAGAACCACCACCGCCGCCGCCTCCAACGGTTCCAGCAGTTGCTAAAGTTGTGGTAGTACCTCCGCTTCCACTTCCAGAGCCGCTTGTTCCATTACCACCCGCACCGCCAGTTGTTGCTGCTCCAGCAGAACCAACCGATGATGTACCTCCGTTAGAGCCGCCACCGCCACCGCCGCCACCCGCGCCTGTTCCAGTGTTATATGCAGCGCCACCAGCCTTACCTGCACCAGATGGCCCTGCCGCGCCTCCTCCGCCACCTCCGCGAAGTTTTGTTCCAGTTGAAGTGGTGTTACTTTGACCTCCAGCGCCACCGGCATTTTTGGTATCACCAACGGCTGATGTTGTTGCGCCACCTGTTCCGTTTAACCCACCATAAGCTAAAACGCCTGTGGTTGTGGATGTAGGTACGGTGTTTGAGTTGTAATTAGCCCAAGCATTGTTTTGTGAGCCGTAATTAGGACTTATAGGAACATTTATATAGACGGGGTATCCTGTTGAAACAGTAATTGCGTTGGTTGCAGAATATCCACCGCCGCCACCGCCAAAACCACTAATTGATCCAGAACCAGCGGAACCCGCTCCAATTGCCTCAGCTTTTACTGAAGAAACACCAAGCGGTGTACGCC